TTCTTGTCCACTAGAAATAACTTCATTAGCTTTCGTTGTTTTAACCATGGCCCAGTATGTTCCGTAATCAGTAAATGTCTCAATTTCTTGTAGCAAATCATCAGTTGTTAAAAATCGTTTTCTTAATAATACTCGCTTATCAAACTGCGCTGGATTCACTAGAATCACCGACCTTCAACTGCAAAATCATATGTTGAACAGAAAACGGAACAATGTTTTGAGCATTTTGTGAAGCTACTTGACGGTTCTCATAATAATGAGATGCAAGAGTTAGGATAGCTAAACGGTGCAATGGATATATTTCAATTCCGTTTTCGTTTTTCTTATACAAATCTTGTGGAAGACGAACACCTGAATTTGTTAATGCTGTCTTTGCACTATCTAGAAACAAATTTAATGTTAAGTCCTCGTAGTTCCCATCAACCCGTAAATACTCTTTTAACTCATTCAGCAAATCCATCATTCATCACTCTTTTCATCTGTGGAAGGCTGTTTTGAAGCTTGCTTTGTAGTGGCCTTTTTGGGCTCTTCTACAGCTTTTAAGAAAGCTACGCCATATTCTTTATGGACTTTAGTTAAAAACTCTGCACGAGCCTTAACAAGCTTTTTACCTTCTGCTGGATAAGGGTCATTTATCTCGTAAATATGGTTATCATGAATTTCTTCCTTAAAACGATTAATTACTTTGTACACTCAATTCACCTTCTTTCGATAAATTAAAAACTCCTATCCAATTAAGGAGTAGGAGTTGTATCTGTTTGAGCAATACGGAATGCAGAGTTTAGAGAACGCTTTTGGTCATACCAAGCTGTTAATACAAATAGGTAATCACCAGAATCAACATTTTTGTCAGTGTCATATGTCATAGCATCATAGTTAATACGGAAGAAGTTGAAGTCACCCACGATCGGATTAACTGCAGCATCAACAAACTCTACTGGCTTACCGATAACTTTTTCAGCAGGTGTATCATAGAAGTTTGTCGTACCATTTGATAAGTCTTTAATGATTTTTAGGTAATCAGCATAACGCATAACGACTTTTGCATTTTCACGGTAATCCTCATGTAGATCAGCGATTGCATTTGTAATAGCTTCAAATAAATCTGCACCTGACACTCGTTTAATATCTGTGCCATTATAGAATGACATGTGTTCTAAACCAGTTTTAGGTGTTGTTGCAAGAGCGTCTTTTTTCTCTTTTGCTGCAAGACCTGACTTTAAAGCATTCTCAACAAATTGTGTTAATTCAACATCGGTACCATGAATAACTGTATCAGAAATTTTCACTTTAACTTTGAACTTGTTGCGACCAAAGGTAACAGTATCACCTGTTAATTTCATCTCTTTTGCAGTTTGTTCATCAGTAATAAAATCATCGTCATCCAATGAGTAAGCAATTTTCGGTAGCTCTAATCCTTTAATTGCACTCACTTGTGCAACTTCACGTAATTGGTTTTTAGCAAATGGCTCATGTACTAATTCGTTTTGCATGTTTGTTGGGAAGAATTTATCTCCGCCTGTTGGGTTGCCCCCTGGTAAGGCAATTAAAGCTTTTACATCTTCCGAAATAGCTCTTCCTTGTACTGCAGCGCGAATAAACTCGGCTTTAGCAGCAATTGTTTTTTGTTTAGGATCATTAATACCAGCAGTAACATCTTTATTTTGCTCAAACTTTGCCTTTTGTTCAGCTTCCAGTTGATCATGTTGAGCTTTAATTACGTCAAATCGAGCTTGCATATCATCCTTTTGTTCTTTTAAAGCTTTAATATCTTCACGTGTTGCTTGAGGATCAATTGCTTTTGCAGTTAAATCTTTATCAATCTTCGCTACTTGTTGACCAATAGTAGCCATGTTTTGTTTTAATTCGTATAATGTTGGCATTTAAATGCCCTCCTTTAGATTAAATTTAGTGAATGTAAATAAGTAAGATTCGCCTTAGAATCTGCAATAATGTGTTGCCTTTCTTCTTCAGTAAGGACATCGTTATTAGGCTGTATTAAAGCCTCTGGAAGGTTTTTAAATTGTTTTGTATGTTCAATCGATATACAAGCCACGGCCTTGTTAGAGCCCTCCACAACATCACACAAACCAATATCATAAGCTTGTTGAGCTGATAACCACGTTTCTTCATTCATCATGCGGCGAAGCTCTTCTTCAGATGTTTTGTTTCCGATTTTCGCCATGTACGTTTCAATCTGAACCTCATTAATCCGATCTAAATCATCTGCAACTTTACGTAATTCAGTAGCATTACCAAATGCACCGTTCATAGCATTATGAATCATTAACATAGCGTTAGATGGCATACGTACTTCATCACAACTAGCAATAATGTTACTTGCAATAGAAGCTGCTAAAGCTTCGACATAACCAATTACTCGTGCTTTATGTCGTTTTAACATGTTTGCGATAGCTATCCCTTCAAATACTGAACCCCCACCACTATTCACATATAAATTAATGGTGCTTACATCTCCAATTGCATCAAGTTTCTCTTTGAAAACTACAGATGACATTTCGCCAAATTCTTCCCATGCCCATGGTGTAATTTCGCCCAAAATAAAAACATCCGCTGATTTCCCATCAACCGATGCTTTAACATCAAAGAATGTTTTCTTTTTCATCTTTTTCACCCCCTTCCACAGTTGTCGAAGTAGCAGTAGAAGTACCTTTTCGTTCTTCTATTGGCATATCAATTGGATAAAGGTCACCTGACACCCACAGTTTAGAGGCATTACCTCCTACTGGTGGCTCATCTTCATAACGACGGACATCATCTTGCGATAACCAACCATTACGAATTGCTGCTTGATAATAAGCTGTACGTGCAGCTGTATCACCTCTCAATAAGCCGTTTACGCTAAATTTGAAGTAAAAACCTTGCTTTCGCTGTTCTCTCGTCAATAATTTCCGATTAAATTCATTCTCATATTGACGAATAATAGGCATTAAAGTCGTTTGTACGAATTGAGTCATTAATTGTTCATTGCTTGCGAACGATCCGCCTTGTTCATTTAAGAATGACAACGGCACATTGAAAACGTTAGCTACTCGTGTACGTGTAATTTTTTCAGATGATGCTGTATCTCCTGCGTTATACGTTTTCTGCATTTTTTCTATACTAACACCTGGCTCTTTGAATAAAACGCCACCATTTTCAGCGTAAAACTGTCTAAAGTTCGCGATAACTTGCTTTTGTTTTTCTTCTGATACGTTTGCCCCGTATTCCAAAGTGAATGATTCCTTTTTCTCCATTTCATTCAATGAAAATTCTTGAACGGCTTTATCATATTGCAAAGCGTTCTTTAAAACTTTCAAAGGTGAAATACCTTCCAAACGACTAGCACCTGTAATATGTTTTAAATGAATTACATTCATGTTATGAACGTATCTAGTCCCTTTTTCAGCACTTATTTCATACCATAATTCACCTGAATCTGTATTAAGAAATGGAGAAACTTGCATATTATCTAGCACTAGAATAGAAACTGGCTGCATACGATGATCACGTAAAATAACAGCATAACTATTACCGTGTTCATTTCGAGCAACTTCTAATTTATTGATAAGTTCCCATCCAGTCATATTAGGATTCGGTTCTATGAGTAAATCAGATAAATCATTATCTACAACATCGAATTTCTGATACAACTTTATGGGTAAACTCGACATAGTGTTAGAAATACGTGTAATAACGCTAAAAATTGTTTCGTTTGTAGCTAATTGTGAGTTATCAATCCCCCAAAACTTTCGCCCCTGCCATGCTGAAAAGTCAAAACTTGCACTCTTCCAACTTGCATAAGCTGTGTAGAGAGAGGCTTTAAATTTGCTCCATATATTCATTTGTTCACCTCCCTCTAATCACAAATCATTCAATGAAATAAAGGTAATATTACCTTCACCTTGTGTAGTTACAAATTTCTTCATAACTTCTACGTGTGCATTTAAAAAAGCCGCAAATCCGTCAATTTTACGGTAGCGACTTTGTTTAGTAGGCATTTTATTTTTGTTTCTGTCTTCCACAAGTACGACATTATTAGTGTACCAACGGAATAAACGGTTATTATTAAAGATTACATTTCCATCTATGAAGCGCTCCTTTGCATCATCTAAGGCTGGACCAAGCGTTATAAATCCTTGTCGAACAACTTCTGTTATAAAACCATAGGCTTGCAACATTTCAACTAAGCCAAACGCTTTTGCTGGATCATACATAATTTTTTCAATTGGATATTTTTTAGATTGCTCAACAAACCAATCGTAAACAAATTCTTTTTTGACATATTCACCAGGTACAATGGTTAACAGTCCTTCTTCTTGTAGGCTGTAATAGTCGATTTTTTCGTTATCCGAATCCACTTTTGCTTGTGGAACCCAAGTATGACCATGAATTACAACCTCGCCTGTTGAAGGAATAGCCCATTCAAGATAAGCGCTTGTATGGTCCTCGCTGTCTGAAAGGTCAAAGCCTCCCACAGCAGATGAAGAAGCAGCAGCAGACTCTAACGGCATTGTTTTATCGTTACGTTTTAATACCTCATAATCAAGGAAAGAAGCCTCATTACTACTTACAAATTTATTAAAACGTTTTGTGATAAAGTCGTTACGTTCTGATGGAGTACGTTTCGCTTTCTCCCAATCTTCGATCATGTCAGCAAGTTTGATAGATACACCCATATTAGGATTGGCTTTAATCCACATTTCAGGCTTATCAAATTCATCCACACTGTCTAATTCAGCGATATAATAAAACGTTCGTTCATCTACTATGTCACCATTTAGTACATCTGCACCTTGTTCATAATAATTTACTAGTGGTCCATCCAGTTGATACCCTGCAGTTGTAATGTAAATCAGTAACGGTTGTGTCCTACTTTGACGACTGTTCTTTATAACGTTAATTAGTTTGTAATCCTTGTATTCATGGATCTCATCAAATACACCAATATGCGTGTTTAAACCGTCTAACTTTTCGCTATCGCTCGCTTGCGGCTCAATCTTACTGAAAGTAGCATCAAAATGAATCGCATCCCGTAATGGCCTAAAACGTCTTGCTAACGCTGGGGATGATTTAACCATCGCTTTCGCTTCGTCAAACAATAGTCTAGCCTGCTTCATACTGTTCGCTAAAAGAACTACATCAGCACCGTTTTCTCCGTCTTTAGAAGCTCCATAGATCGTCACTCCAGCTATTTTGGTAGTTTTCCCTTGCTTTCTAGCTACAAAAATAAGCGCCTCTTTAAAGCGCCTAATACCTGTATCTTTATGAACCCATCCGAAAATAGAACCCAGACTAAAATGCTGCCAAGCTTGCATAGTGAGTTGTTTAAAAGCGCCTTTGGAAGGTTTACAAAACTTCTCAATAAATTCGATTGGCCTATGTGCTATTTCTTCATTAAAAACCCATGGAAAATCCTCTGTACCTTGTCTTTCTAAATCATTTAAATGCCTTTCACAAGCTTGTATAACCTTCTTACAAGCTACGATATTGTCCTCCGCAACTTGTTTTGCATACCAGGTTGTTAACAGGACTGGCGAAGGCTTTACAACGATTAGTAAACCATCAATCTTAGAAACTGTCGAAGCCATCGTCAACATGACCACCACCCAACTTAAATTCCTTTCGTTGAGCAGGCGTTAAACCTAAAGATTTCAACAGGTTGTTCAAAGTTTGCACTGTTTTAGTTAATTCAATCGAAAGAGGATTCTTAATGAAGTTCGTTGCGTTCGCTTTATTGGTGTGTTCCATCATCAATGGCATGTTTTTTAATTCTGTCTGCATTCGTTTATAAAACTCATAAGTTTCCACATATAACGTGATCAATTGCTCATCAGATGGTTGATAACTCTCACCTAAATAGCTTCGCAACAATTCCTTTGTAACTTCTTCCATCATTTACCCCCCTTTCATAAATTCATCCGCGTAGCAAGCGAAGG